GTCATCTTTAACTACATTTGACCAGTATGTAGATATAAGTGAGTTTCACATATCAGATGGTGGTGCTCTAGAATGGGAACTTCAGATGTACCATTCACAGAATAACACAACAGGATACTTTGAAACCAAAGGATACAACGACAATGTATTACAATGGGAATCTGGACAGATAAACTTAGAGAACACAGGAAGTCCAGAAACATTTACAGGAACACAAAACTTTACAGGAGACTTAGATAGAGTTTTTATAAGAGTAGGTGGTAAGAATAATTACTTTTTTGACAATGTAGCCTACACTGTAAATTATAATGTAATAACAACTACTGTAGAGACATGGGTAGAAATAGTACAGCCGATGCAAATGAATGAGTCTCTGACATTAGAAATGATAGAAACATATGAGATAGCATCTCCAGAACAGCAACAAGAGATGGATAACATGATGCAAGATATGGACATGGTAGTTCATATTGATTTAGGAACTGCAGAGTTTGGTCCTGATATGCAAATAGATGACATGCCAATGGATATGCCACAAGATGCTATGACAAATATGGACACAATGTTTCAAGATATGGATGTAGGTAACATGTCTTTTGATGAGGTAATGCAAGAAGTTGAGGTAGCAGTAGCTGAAATAGAAAACATAGGCATGGAAGTAGAAACTATAGAAATAAAAATGCCAAATGTTGAAAAAAGTCCTACAGAAATGAGCACTGAAGGGGGTTCAGAAGACCTTGAGGTACCTACCCAGCCGGAAGATACTAAAGTTTCTGAGAGCTCAACAGAGGCTCAGGAAACACTAAGTGAAGAAAATGTAGAAGAAAATATACAAGTTTCTGAGAATGTAGTAGAAAAGCCAGTGGTTGAAGAGAAAACAGAGGCAAAAGAAGAGACTGTACAGGAAGAAGCACCAAAAGAAGAGGTTGCTAAAGAAGAACCTAAAGAAGAAGCTCCTGCAGAAAAAGTAGAAAAGGCAGAAGAACAACCTAAAGAAGTAGCAGAGAACAAACCTACTAAAGAACAAGTAAGTAAACAAGAGAAAGCAAAAAGGATAATGATAGCAATGACAAGTGCTTATGATCCTGTAGCACAAATGACAACCCTTGCTCTTGTAAATGCATTAGGTCCAGATATTTCTAGCTACAGTAATCAAGTTCCTGTTGTACAGCCATCATGGTATGAAACAAAAGATATATATCAAAACACTGTACTACCAGATCCTTTAGGAAGTTACATATCAGTTAGTTCAAGTTTACAAATGGAAAAGATGATAAGTCAGCAGTATGAGTAGTGAAATAGAATTTGCAGGAGTTAAGTTTAAAGGAGGCAAGCTTGTTGCCATACTTACAGCATTGAGTACACTTGCAGGAGGAATCTGGGGAGGCTTTGAAGTGTATGGTCGTTGGCAAGCAATGGAAGCTCAGATAGCTGCATATGTAGAGCCTGACCTAAGTGGATTTAACAGAGAGATTGGTGTTATTAACGAAACTATAACAGGATTAGAAAAAAGAGTAGAGACAGAACTATTAACATTAAAAGAGTTGTTGACATCTGCACAAGATTCTGCTAGAACTATTAAAACAGACTTAAAAGCTGATATGTATGGTTTACAAGATTCTATGGATACTATCGTAGAAGATAACAGAGAGCTAAACCGAAACGTATATTCCAAAATAGAAGAAGTTAAAATAGGTATGCAAGTTGTTGTTACTGATGCAAGAAACAATCTTAACAGTTTGATACAACATGCTTCTGATAGATTTGATGCAAAACGTACAGCTATAGAAGAAGGTGCACAAAGAAGACAAGACTTTTTAACAGACGAAATGAAAAATTTAGAAGAACGATTTGGTACAAAATTACAAAGAGCTTTATCAAACCCATTATCAGGACAGTAATATGAGTGAAGAAAAAAAAGAACGAAAATGTGAAGACTGCACTTGTGAAGATTGCCAGTGTACAGCAGAAAACGAATGTGAGAATTGTGAATGCATGAATACAAATGCAGTTTAGTTAAAATAGTAGACGGAGATACAATAGATGTATGCATTGATCTTGGCTTTAAAGTTACACTATCAAACGAAAGGGTACGGTTACAAGGAATTAACACACCAGAGTCACGTACAAAGAATAAGGAAGAAAAAGTTCTTGGATTGGCTGCAAAAGCTAGGCTTAAAGAACTTCTTCCAAAAAATTTTATAGTAAAAACATATAAGGATGAGAAGGGTAAATTTGGAAGAGTGCTCGGAATACCTTTTGTAGACGGTGTAGATATATGCCAACAACTTATAGATGAAGGCCATGCTAGAGAATATTATGGAGGATCAAAGAAACCATGGGTGTAGAAAATAAAAGTAGAACATCTTCTACAATTCCATTTGGTTATAAGTTGTCTGAAGATGAAAAAACATACGAACCTGTACAGGAAGAATTAGAATTGTTAGATAAAGCTTTTGAATATGTACGAACTGTAGGTCCAGCTAAAGCATCTCGATGGTTATCTACAGCTTCTGGAAGAAAAATATCTAATCCGGGATTGACAAAACGTATGAACAGAGGATTATACCTATAGAAGACAAAAAGAAAAAACGAGGTAGGCCACCAAAGAAAGAGGGAGAGCCAAAAACTCCTTATAATTGGTCTTCTCGTATGAGAGCCAAACTTGCTACTCAAAAAAAGCTTTCTGCTAAGAAAATACAAGCTGATAAGCTAACAAAGCAGGCTAAAAAAGCTAGAGCAGCATCAAAAAAGGCTCAGGAGGCATCTAAAAAGGTAGATGATGCATTAAAAGGTAGAGGAAAGTCCGTTGTCACTACAGATGATCTAAAACACGTACCTAAAACACTAAGAGATCACCTGAAAGACCATGACGTTGTATTTAGACCGAATGAAGGGCCTCAAACTACCTTTTTAGAGTCTCCAGAAAGAGACATACTATATGGTGGAGCAGCAGGTGGAGGTAAATCATATGCACTTTTAGCCGATGTACTAAGAGATGCATCCAATCCTAACCATAGAGGGTTGTTATTAAGAAGAACACTAGCTGAATTAACAGAGTTAATAGATAAAAGCAGACAAGTATATACAAAAGCATTCCCCGGTGCAGTATTTAAGCAAGCTAAGTCAACATGGGAGTTTCCATCTGGGGCTAAAATATGGTTTTCTTATGTAGATGATGATAGAGATGTAACAAGATACCAAGGACAAGCTTTTAATTGGATAGGAATAGACGAAATAACACAGTATCCTACCCCATACACATGGAATTACTTACGATCTAGACTTAGAACAACAGATCCAGCACTTGGTATGTACATGCGTTGCACAGCAAACCCCGGAGGTGTAGGTGGTTGGTGGGTAAAGAAGATGTATTTAGATCATGCACCACCCGGAGACCCTTTTTGGGCTAGAGATTTTGATAACGGAGAGATATTAAAGTATCCTCCTAGACATACGAAAGCAGGGGAACCTTTGTTCCTAAGAAAATTTGTTCCTGCAAGATTAACAGACAATCCATATCTGTTTGATGATGGTCAATACGAAGCAATGTTGATGTCATTGCCTGAAGTAGAAAGAAAAAGACTACTTGATGGAGATTGGGATGTAGCCGAAGGTGCAGCCTTTACAGAGTTTAGTAAAAGTATGCATGTTTCTGAACCATTTGACATTCCAGAGGGTTGGGCAAGAGTAAGATCAGGTGACTATGGTTATAGCAGCCCTTCTTGTATACTTTGGGGGGCAATTGACTGGGATAACAATCTTTGGGTGTATAGAGAACTATATGTTAAAGGATTTACCGGTGAAAGGCTTGGGGATACAATAGCTATGATAGAAAAAGATGATCCACCTATGCAATTAGCTGTTTTAGATGCAAGTTGTTGGAATAGAACAGGCCTAGGACCTAGTATAGCAGAAACAATGATAAAGAGAGGTGTAAGATGGATACCGTCAGACAGAAATCGTATGGCAGGAAAGATAGAAGTACACAGAAGGTTAGCTTGTGATGACTACGGAAATCCTCGTGTTCGTGTTTTTTCCACTTGCAATAATCTTATCAGAACTTTGCCCACGTTGCCTCTGTCTAAGACTAATCCTGAAGACGTTGATACAAAAGCTGATGACCATGCGTATGATGCACTAAGATATATGGTAATGAGTAGAACTTTAGTAAATGCACATAACACACATAGAATGACAAGGCAAACACAGAAATATGAACCACAAGATCAAGTATTTGGATATTAAATAATGGATTTAAAACAACAAACTCTTAGACAAATATTAGACAATCAAGCTGTAGGTTTTCAAGCTAGGTTTGATTCATTTGATATGGATACTATAACAGATGATCAACGAAAAGTACGTAAAAATGCTCAAGCTGA